ACTTTAATTTTTATACCGTTTAATCGATTCTCCAATATTATACCTTCTATTTGTTCTGCTCCTAAATGAGATGGAATCTTATAAAAGCTATCGATAAATCTCTTCTTCCATTGTTGCAACATATCTTTATAATGTTCTACAGCTTTAGCTTTGCACTCTAAGGAAGCAGCGTCTCGCTTACGAGATAGTAGGCTCTCCTCTCTATCTACCATAAATTCATATAGAGCTTTTACAAACTCCTTGACCTCTAAATACTGTGCGTTATTTTGCTTACTAAAAACTCTCCAATCATCACAGAAGGCTTTTGAAATCTCATAATGAATTTGTTCATCAGTATCATCAAAAATAAACAATGCACCCGGACCAATCACCACTGGATTGTATCTTATAATATTCGGTTTCGGAATAGGTACAAGCTCTCCGAATAATTGTTCAATCCCATATTTATTAAAAATTGAAACTAATTTTACTTCATGTTTAATAACAACATCAAGAAATCTTGCAAACTCGTTCATCAATGAAGTTTCAAATTTCTCTGCTAAGTTACGAAATATCTTTGGATCTCTAGTCGGCTCTGCTTTCTTTGTTTTTATATATATTTGGCCATTAATGAGACAAATAGACACATTTGCACCATCAATCTTCTCAGAAGCAGAGTAATGAGTACTACCCAGATTACTACAAAATTTCATTGCAACGGAATAAGGTAACTGATCAATGTGATAAATACTAGTCATTCGTTCTATCATATTCTACTCCTTCAAAATACGGTTTCATAAACTCAACAGTGAGATCCGCTTCTTCATTTGATAATTGACCACCAGCAGTTGCGGTCGGTCTTTTTCGATTAAGAGTCTTGATTACTTGATCCCAAATAGCTTGTCGGCGTGGTTGATCAAAATTCTTGATATATTCGAGCATATGACACGAATGATACATTCGCCACCCTTCATCTACTCCGATTATTCTTGCTATTTTACTTAGAGGTTCTGACTCTAGGTAACCATCGTTAAAATTAGACTGATACATCACAGCGTAATATGACTGATCAATATGATCATCATCCGGAAATATATCTGCACCTTCCACATTGAAAGCAGTTTTTAGCTCTTTACCGTTCTTATCTATTTTACGATAGACTGCAATTAATTTCAGATATTCATGACCTAGTGACCATCTAATATCTTCTAGCAATAACACTTCACCTTCTTTTGCTTTACATACCTTATAGACGAGACCTTTGTTTTCTTTTAGATCTTGTTGAAATCTCGTCTTTGTATCAATATCTACAGGCTGGGTCTTTGTGATGGATGTAGATAATATATCCCTGAGTAGTCCTTTGATTCCCATTGATAGATCTATCCAACTACTAAATTGATTGTATTCTTTCTGTATTCTATCATGCTTTACATCGACAAAGTCAATTTGAATAACTCGGCTTGGATACCAATAATTACTAATACATGCAACATTCACTTCATATGATCCGCATAATTTATATGCTATTTCTTTAGGATAATAGTTCTTTAAACACTCACCTACCTCTTTCGGTGTACCTATCATCTCTACGTCAACATCGACATCACCAAACGACTGTTTTTTTGCCAGAGCTTTTTCATATATAGCCCGTGTTTCTAGCTGTGTCGGCTGATCAAATCCACCTAATTCATGTGCAATCAGTCTTGTGGATCCGAGAGTAAATTTCGGATCTCTACCAGTAATCAGCCCCTCTTTCCTTAGTATTGATATAAACATATCAATTGTACCTTTAATATGTTCTAGAGTGTCTGGATCTCTATCAATGCGACCAACTTCAATACATTCATCGGTTAGTGTTTCTAATTCTGACAACATACTTGATGCTGCTGCTTTAACATGAACTGTCATTTAATACTCCAAATATATTTCTACTCCAACAGGACTCTGGCCACCAAGGCTCAAATTCGTTCTTAATTCGAAAGATACTTGAGTGTATATGATCTCAAAAGCATTTGCAATAGAAATATTATTATCCGGTAAATGAATAATCAGTGATGATTTAGTTTTGTCATTTATAAAGTGAATATCAGTAAATTTATTATCTAACCAATAGCATAGCGTATGTATCGTTATCATCAATCGTTCCAGTGTATCTCTGTGACGCAACTCATCCACTGTATGATAGAAGAAGAATTGATATATACCGTCTAGTAGTTGCTCTTGCTGGTGAGCAGATAGTTTGTGATTTCTACACTCAAAGAATCCATCTAATAATTGCTTTGTTGTTAGTTTTATACAATCTGATAAAAAGAATCCTTTTACTGCTTGCGGAAAGGTAAACCTCTTATCTTTAGATACTTTATATGTTTGAAAGTTCGTTTGTTTAAGTTGTTGCGTTTTTTCATATAACCTCTTCAGCATTTTTAATTCACTTATATTAATCCCTGTACCAGTACCTGTTATCGGTACTTCGTTACCTCCTATATTCCAGACGAATCGTTTAATAATGCGTAAGTTGTCTAGTGCTCTCTGTGTTGCAATCTTGATAGGTTTACCGTTTGTCTCTCTCTGGTATATTTCATTTGTAATTCTATATGCTACTAACTTAATTCGATCTCTTATATTACTTCTCTTCTGTCTATACATCGCCCATACTTTGTCTTTTTCATCAGATTCCGTCTTCTTGTCGATGTCATACATTATAATGCGCTGAAATTCTCCGCAATCCATATCAAGTATACTTGATAATCTCTTAGGAGCATGCTCTGCAAAATATTGCGATCCAACTTTCCCGTTACATCCCTTTATTTCAATCTCACGAGAGTTATCAGGTAATTTTAGATCACCTACATTTGCCTTCATTGCTCCTGTTAGTAACGTCAGACAAACTTCCCCGCTTCCTATATTATTTCCACCTAATGAAAATTTAATATTCCATGTAGCATCAATAAAGAGATTAATATCTTTAGTTAAATCTTCATAGAAATATAATGTTATTTGTTTACACAAAAACTCTCTTAGATCAAAAATACCATTCTTATTAATTAACCTTTTATACACAGTGGTAAAGTATTGAGGATCCTTCAACTGTGCTCTTATAATTTTATCCAGGATAAGTACAGGAATTCTAGAATTTACTAATTTGTTATACACAATTCCTATCGGACCAGTATCTGTATGCACAGAAATTGTATTCAGATATTCTTTTATATCTTTAACAGCACTTGGTACAATGATCCAGCCGCTGTTATATAGTAAGTGCTTAAGATTAGTATCGAGGTCGTGTGCTTGCTTTAAGCGAATATGCCGCTTCAGGAGACCATAGTAGTCTTCATCTACTTTACCAATGAATTCTTGGTCTTCTTGAAGTCTTTTGCCGTAAATAGAAATAGGGAAATCTTGCATCTCATTAAGATATGCAAGATTTCTGGGAATTCAAGTGTATATTTTTGAATATTAGTCGACGCCAGGTCCAGCCGGACCTGCCATTCCGGTGCCACCTCCAGCGGTATTAGGCTCTTGTCTTTGTGTACTAATAACATCTTTAAGTGTTCCGTGTAATTGCTGGAAAGTCTGCTTTAATTCGTCTTTAACATCCAATACTAATTGTAACCGTTCATATAGATTCGAATAAAAGCGCTTGAATCCTTCTTTATCTTTAATTTTTACAGCCCCAACACCGAACGTATCAATCCAATCAGAAAACATCTCAGGGGAAACACCTTCTTCTGGATCAACCAACATACCTAGAGTCTCCTCTGTATATGCAATCGGATCGGCTTCCTTCTTTACTTCATTTCCCATATCCTCTTCCGGTGGTGCACCACCTTCGCCTCCCATTCCAGGCAATGCACTACCTTCACCGCCACCCATATCCATTGGAGGTTCTCCGCCTCCCATATCCATCGGTGGAGTGTTTGGATCCTGTTCTAATAGAATCTCAGCGGCTTCTTTTATTAGCTGTTCAAAATTACTCATTATCTGCTCCTATTCGCTGCAGCTGTTGTTGCTTGTGCTGGCTGTGTGTTGGTTGCAGTAGCACCTGGAGTTGCTTGACCTTGTGGTGTACTTGTCGTAGTACTTTGAGCTTGCTGCTGACCTTGCTGTTGTGCTTGTGGATTATAAACGAACCCTTGTTGTGGATCGTATCCGAGATTTGTAAAAAACTCATTCATACCCGGGACATTACCTGCATTTTTAATAGCTGTGTTCAGTACTTGAGCTGCTTGTTGGCCATTCTTCATTGGCATTTGTTGTAATGCCTTTGTCAGAAAAGATTCAGGTCCTTGTTGTTCTGTCGACTGAGCTTGCTGTTGACCAGGTTGTGGTTGTTGTTGCTGACCTGGTTGTACCTGCTGTTGACCAGGCTGTCCTGGTTCTGTCCTGGTTGCTGTCCTGGTTGCACCTGTTGCACAGGTGCTTCTCCTAAAATCTCTATAGACTTCTGTCTTAATAGTTCTTCGAATTTACTCATTATTTGCTCCTTTGAAATATTTATTGTGATCCGTATAAAAGTTTTCTAAACTCAGATGATATATAGTATGTATTTGTTAGATATGTCAATCCATTCTTCTTTGAAAATTGTTTTAGCTTCTTTGTTGTTATCGGTTTAATCGAGTGTGTACTTACTAACATTGACATAATATTTAAAGTATCAATAGTCTCGCCTATAAGTTCATCTAAGTTAACGACATCGTCACTACAAAAAATTGGAAATGGTAAATGTTCTTTTAAGTTCTTGAAAGATGTATATACAAACTGTGTTATATCTTTACGATCAATAAAATTCCATATTTCATAGTTATTTAAACTAAATGTAGGATCAACCAATAATATCTTATTCTTATTTAAAATAGTCCGCATATAATCACAAGTCTCTTTAATTAAATAATGCAAAAAATATCGCTTGCAATCCGGATTAAATGATATATAATTATTATTAGTAGTAGTAAGGCGAGTACTGTTTAGTGTTAATAGCTGGACTGATTCAAATATCTTATCAAATTTTACTACAGTTATATCAAATTCATTGAATCTACGAAAGTTGTTCATTAATTATACATTCAGTAAACATCTGCTCAACATCTATTACATTAAATCCGAGACTTATCGCCTCTGACATAATATATTTATAATCATTTACAAGATTTGCAATCTTGCTTTTAATCATAACTTCTTTCTCATACTCTTCGGATACAAATTCCTTATCATACGAGAGATTAGCCATCATCTCCACGACTATACTTGCGTTAAGCATCTCTAGCTTACCTTCAGATAAAAATCTCCGAAGCTTAAAAACATATACATCAAGAGGAGTTAGAGCCGTTTTTTCATCCAATGTCTCTGGTATTTTCACTCTTCTACCTGTTTCATCAACTAAACCTAATTTAAAAGCCGGTGTTTCTATAATCGGTTCATTCAACCTAGTTATAAACAAAGCCGTTGAAAAATTACGATGAATATTCTCCTTAGTTAACATATTAAACTCTACACCATGAACGTGCGTTTTTCCGAATGGATTATATAAACAACCAGGACCAAACGTAGATATTCCGCAATAAATACACCGTTTTGGATCATCCACGTGAACATGAACCCTATGAGGTGAATATGGGCATCCTTTGCCGTATGTACCTGTATTACAATACATACACTTACTCTGCTTATCTGTACCTAAAACTAATGACATTATTTCTCCTAAAAAATATCCAATCTAAAACTAAAAATATCTACTATCGCCGTCGATATAACATCTGGTATCTGTTTATATTTAACAGGGTCCGGAATACCACATTCTATAAGTATCTTACTGTTATGTCTATCCAACGACTGACCTATAAATTCATCATATACTTCCACACGCTCTATAAGTGCTCGTAATTGCCTTAATGTTGCAGCTGGAATCTCAAACATAATAGTATTACTATCCAGAGCGAAATGTGATATAAAAGAACTAATAGAAACTACCATATCAGAATAAGGAATATCTACTCCAGCTGTGTACTTTTCGCCGCGCTCCATGTAGTCATACGCGTTCTTAAAAGCATCATAGAATTGTTCTTTGAATATCCCAAATTCATCCATTTATTCTAAACTCCTTAGGGGCCTTTCCAACTCGTAAATTTATAATACCGTTGTAGTATTTATCTGATAATAGTACATCTCTCTCAAACTGCAACTTAGCCTCGAAATAAGATAACTCCCACTTACAACTACATAACCTCAGTATAGTAAAAACGAAATTATGCTTACCATCTTGCTCTATCTCTTCATTTAATATATTGCAACTACCGGTGTACGACTTCCAATCAGTTTCAACTATCTTATGTCTTTTATTCTTTCTGCCCTTTAGAGGAGCCATCTTACGAATCGTAGACATTTGCTTCTTACCGATATATTTTTGCCCGGTTCGGAGACTCTCTATCTCATAGATAAATCCGTAAGTACCAACTGGTACATCTATATCACACAACCAGTGACCGCAATCTGTTACTTTTTCTTCCATTTTTTCTTTAATCGCTCTTCCATTTCTTCGAGAGCTGTATAATAATCAGGAAATTCGAAAAGATGGTCATGCGCTATCTCCATTGCAATATCCTTATCGTTTGTGTGTTCCATTTCGACTTTTACACCCATCTCCATCTGCTTATCTATTTCTTCTTTTGAGACTCCGTGTCTATCGGCTATATCTTGATGAGACGTTCCATCTCCAAGACCTCCCTTTACTTTGTCTTTATGAGGCATTTTACTTCCGTCACCCTCTTTCTTCTTCATATATCGTTCAAATATTACTTCATTCTCATTCATTTCTTCTCCTAAACCGCCGTCATGCTACCTGTACGATTCATCTGCTGACCTTGTCGCATAACTGGCCCTTGAACTTCAGGTGCATCCTCGTATTCATCGTAATAGTATTCGTCTTCATCGAGATGCTGCATAGCTATCTTTCTCGCGAGATCCGGACTTGGTGTAGTTTGCAACTCAATCTTAGTACCTTTAAGAAGAGCTGATTGATTGTAATCTTCTGGTCTCTTCTTAGGGGTCTTAATGATTGATAAATAATTACCGGATAATATATTTTCTACTATTCTGTCGTATTTCATTAAAAAACTCCTACTCCCATTTTTATCAATTGCAGTGTCTCAGCTATTTCATCGAACTCTGACGCTTGAGTCGATTGCACCAATATACAATCAGTAATACTTACTCCATGCTTTTTTAACCAATGCTCGTAATCGTAGTATACCGGTACAACACCTTCATCTCTCTTAATTGGAGCCCATGCTCCCATGTCTCTTAGTCGGTCTATATACTCCTCATTAGCGTCTCTATTCGGAACTTCAATCACTATCCATCGAGAGGCTGGACGATACTCATACTCTCGCTCAAGACAGGCGAACATCCTAAACTTAGACACAGTTTCAAAAGGTCTCGAATCAACGCCAACTGACTTTCCATAAAATAATCTACCGTGGCCTCCAAAAACATCTGTCGGGTAACTTCTATTCCCTTCTCAATATCAGAAAGTATGACGTCCGCATCTACTATGTCGAAATCGCTCATCTCCCCTAACAGACAAAAAACATTTTCTTTAAAGCATGCATCAGTCATTACAGAAGAAAGCTCGCAGATAACATCCTGCAGCTCTTCATCGTATCCTCTAGTTTCGAACATACAATCAACCTGATTGAACGGCATTTCCGCTCTACTTAATACCCGTGACACAAGATCTTGATATTCTTCATTGACGAATATTACACAATCTAAAACTATTTCAGGTTCAGTATCTACATCCTCTGCAAACGCTCTACGGTATAGTGCGAATTTCTTTCTCTTCTTTTTGGTTTTTGATTTTGATTTAGCTCTCTTCCGAGGATTAGCTTCTAATCCATATACATTCCGTGCATCCCCTGGCGCAAACCAATCTCCAGCTTGAAATGCTCCGCCATGTGTACCTATAGGGGTATTTGAGCCTCCCCATATTCCTCCATACGACGTTGTGGTTTCTTGTAAAACTTTCTTTAAGCCTTGTATATAATTCATAGTCTGCCCTTTTTAATATATTTCTTACTATACCGAGTGGATTTATATCAATAAGTATTTATCCTATTTATTAGGTATAAACATGGAAGAAGTATCTTTATTTGAGAAATATCACGCGGAACTTACAGAAGATCTTGAGCTAGACGACTTTACATTAAAAGACAAGCAGATGAAACTCCCGACCATTAAGCATAAATGGGTTGGGCGGCTCATACAGCAGCGCTATGAGAAGGATCGACTAGAACAAGCAAGAAAAAGAGCCATCAGTAAATTGATAGGTAAATTTCGCTCGGAGTCCGTTGTAGCAGTATCTGACAGAACATTAGCGCTGCAAGCAGAGGAACATGAGCTAGTTCAAACAATTGACGAGCGAATTAGAAATTGTGCGAATATCATACTATATCTTGAGAAATGTGAAAAAGTATTATCACAAACAGGGTTTGATATTAAGAATATCATCGACATCCGAAAACTTGAGTTAACTTAATGCCACGAGTAATATTAGATTGGGATAAAAGCTACAAACGGGGTATTATAATCTCAGACTTTCTAGATGATATACGCAGCGCTTTCTCAATACCTAATAAAGCTAAAGCTATTCTAACTCGGAAATACGGTGAGTCTAGATTCATTCCTCATCGTAATCACGTTATATCAACTACCGGTAGATTTGATCGAGGACTCTTTTTTGATATACTAAGATACTTAAAAACATCGCCACTAGAATATGAAATAACTATTACAGATAAACTAAAAGAGCATGTATTATGCGGAGTCGATGCGACCGACTTCGACCTGCCTAAACTTAATATCGAGAAGGTTCGTAACTTCCAGGTGTCTGGTGTATATAACGGATTGAAGTATGGACATGGTATTTTTCTAATCGGTACAGGTGGAGGAAAAACTCTGTTGATGGCTCTATTAGATAGATCGTTTCGTACAATTAAAGAAAATAAAGGTGTAACGTTTATTGCTTTACCTGCGCAACTTATCGAGCAAACTTACAAAGACTTTATAGAATACGGTATTCCTGTGGAAGATATTAGTCAATGGGGTAATAAACATCAATTCGACAAAAAACCTATCATCATTGCATCATACAAAACTCTACATGCAAAATTCGGATCTATAAAACATACACGACCGAAGAAAAGCAATCAATTCGAAACAACTGACGAATACTCGCAATACCTGAAGGACTTTAAAGAAACAGGAAAAGCACGAGAGAAAGTCTGGAATGCTGAAAAAAAGAGACTTCTAAAAGAACTCGAGAGCGTTGATCTACTATTATTTGATGAAGTGCATTTCCTGCGAGATAAAAACAAACTCAATAAAATTATAGGATTGTTTGATATAAAACATAAATTTGGCTTTACTGGTACTCTTCCAGAAGATCAAGTAGATAAATGGAATGTAATAGGCAAAATAGGTCCGATTATCGAAAATGTTACTTCATATGATCTCCGTCAAATGAAGCATCTAACTAATGTAAAAGCACAAATATTAAAACTTACATATAAAGATCCACCGAATTTTAAAGATGAAGTTGAAGAGATGAAGTTGATGGGTATAACTGTTCAACCCGGAGAAGCATATCTAAGAGAGCGTGACTGGATATATAAACACTCATTTAGAAACAAAGTTATAACTCATCTATGTAATAGATTTAAGAATAATTCATTAATAATGGTTAATAAGCTTGATCACGGCGAACTACTTTACAATACACTAAGTAAGGCTCTACCAGATAAGACAGTATATTGGGTACGAGGAGAGGTTCAAATGAGTGACCGCGAAAAAATACGTGAATTAATGGAGAAAGATAATAATATAATATGTGTTGTGATGTCTAAGGTATTTTCCACTGGCATTAATATAAAGAACATACATTATATTGTATTAGTGCAAGATGGTAAAGCAAAAGTCACGCTAGTACAAAGTATTGGTCGTGGGTTACGGTTGAATGATAATAAAGAATTGCTTGTTATTATTGATATTGCTGACGATTTACCGTACGGCAACGATCACCTCAGTAAGAGGTTAAAGAGATATGAATCAGAAAGAATTGAATATGAAGTCAGAAGTATTAACGAATCATAATTTACTAATAAAAGGGAGACCAGTAGATGATTTTAAATGGCATAACATAGTAGAAGAATTATTTATTCCTGCGAAACTAGCGTTTAGAGTAACTACTACGGATAGTATAACGGCAAAGAAAATGATATGGTCGTTCGGCGATGGAACAAAAGACCAGGCTATAACCAACAGGAAGGGTGAGCCTATAGAACAAGAAGTTACGCACTATTTTCGTACACAGAACATCGAAAACAACGAAACATTAACAGTCGTTGCATCAGTCTTCACAGATGATAAAATCTATGTAACACCATTTTACATTATCAAAGACGTCCAACACAGAACAACAACAAACTATGTAGAACCTGAAGTATTAAAAGAACAAATATCTGTTTTTTATAAGACAGGTTACATGACAGATGAACTCGCATTATCAGTAAACGAAATTGCAAAGCGGTTGTCTTACGCGCCTAACTTTATTAACTATACATATCGTGAGGAGATGGTAGGAGATGCCCTGATAAAAATGATCAAAGCTCTTAGAGAGCACAAATTCGATCCTGAGAAGGGTAACCCATTTTCATATTTTACAAAAATAGCATTCCATGCATTCTGCAAACGAATAAAAGGGGAGAAGAAACATAGACAAACGATTTTGGATTATCAAAACGAAGTGTATGAGACCTTAATCGGAGAGGGTATTATATCCGATAGTGATTCAACGGAAAATAATAGTGAAATTTAACAAAGAACAAATCGCCTGCTTTAGTGATATTCATATTGGTGTGCATCAAGCAAGCTCAATGTGGCATACTATATCACTTAATTACGCCAGATGGTTACGCGATGTACTAAAAGAGAGAGGCATAAAAGATATAGTTATACCTGGCGATGTACTTGATGATCGTAATGAAATAGCAGTAACAACTCTACATTATTTATCGCAATTCTTCAGAATATTTGAAGAGTTTAATATTATCATTGTTGTTGGTAATCACGATTGTTACTACAGTAAAAGATCCGATGTACATTCACTAGAAACTCTTGATGAATGGCCGAATATTACCGTAATCGACTCCTTGACAACAGTTACACTCCACGAGAAGGTAATTTCGTTCTGTCCATGGCATACCCCTATAGAAGATATACCCCAGAGTGACATCATCTTTGGTCATTTCGACATTCAGTCATTCAAAATGGCAGGGTATAAAGTAAACGAGCACGGTGTTCGATCTGCTGATCTATTGAATAAAGCTAGTTTAATAGTAACTGGACATTACCACCTAACACAAGATCGCGTGTATAAGAACGGTAAAATTTTGTATCTTGGATCTCCTTATCAGCTAAACTGGGGCGAAGCAGAAACACCAAAAGGAGTCTATATCATTGATATAGATACAAACGACACATCATTCATAACAAATGATGTTTCACCTAAGCATAAGAAGATATTACTATCTGAACTATTAGCAATCGGCAAACTTACCAAAGAAATACAAGATGAGTTTAATGGTAATATTATTAAGTTTGTTGTTGATGTTGATGCAAGCCAGCGTACAATTGATGAGTTAGTAAAGAAGTTTTATCTTCTCAAGCCGTTGGAACTAAAAATAGAGTATGAGTATACTCAACGATTTGATTTAGAAGACCACGAAATGGAGTTTCAAGGTGTTGATGTTAGAAGCGATATGACCGAGTTCGTAAAAACACTTGAAGGTATTGAAATTAAGGAGGAAGTGATTAATTACTTAATAGATATCTATGAGAGAGCAGAGGTATTAGTAACATGAGTATTAAGGTACTGAAAGGTTTAATCACCCGAAAGAGGGAGTAGTAGCATGAATTGGAATGAATATTTTGAAGACGTAGATATAGATTTTACATACCAATATAAAACTGGGCTAGTTACATTAATAGTTGATCCTGTCACATTTGACATGACAGCAGCGGAAGCGCGAGTAACTGTTTTCGACAGTCTATCAGGAGTAGAAGATTTCGTCAAGCAACACGAACATTATCTATATTATAACTGTACGCATAATAAGAAATATAATACCTACGGGTACGGTACTTCTACGAGAATAACACCCCAGTAGTATTTACAAAAGAACAATATGACTTCTGTCAGAAAGCAGTGTGGAAAATAAATGAAAAATAAAATAGGACTAGGAATAGTTACATATAATAAAGAAGATAGACTAAAACAAAGTGGCGCAACAGTACCAGTCGATGCAGTAGATTCGTTCGTTGTTGTTAATGACGGCACACCGTACTCTGAATACCCGGCAGATG